CGCTTCGTATATCGCACAAACCGAGGCCGATGACGTCGAAACCAGCGTGCTCGAGGCCGAACGACAGCAAGCCGGCCGTATTGATCCGAGACTGCAAGTCGGCACATTGGGAGGCGAGACATTCGGCCCTGACGTAGCTGCTTGGGCTCAACGTCACCTCGGCACCGAGCTCATGGACTGGCAGCGCATCGCGCTCGACGGCCAGCTGCGCCACAACGGCGGCAATTTGGTGCACCGTGAAGCGTTGGTGTCGGTTGCACGGCAGAACGGCAAAACAGTCGCTTTGAAAGCGTTGGCCGGCTGGTGGTTGACCGACATGGCGAAACGTCGAGGCACACCGCAAACGGTGTTTCTGACGGCGCACAAGCTCGACCGAGCTCACGCCATCTTTCTCGAGCTGGAGCCTGTCCTCGAGAAAATGGGTGGCAAATCGACGAGGTCATACGGTCGCGCCAGCGTTGACATGCCGGACGGTTCGCAAATGGTGGTCCGAGCTGCCACACCGACGAACGCGCACGGCGGCACCAACGACCTCATCATCGTCGACGAAGTGTGGTCCGTTGCGCCGGCCGTCGTTTTCGACGCGTTGCGTCCCTCGCAAATCGCACGCCAATCGCCACTGCTCTCGATGTGGTCCACGGCTGGCGACGAATCATCGACCGTCATGCTTCAGCTGCGCGAACAAGCCATCAACGCCATCGACGCCGGCCGAGACTCTCGGCTCTACTTCGCAGAATGGTCACCGCCGCCAGGAGCTCCGCTACACGACCGCGAATCGTGGCGATGGGCGAACCCGGCGCTCGGCACCACCATTACGTTCGACGCGCTCGAGGCGGCATCAGCCACACCAGATCAATCGGCGTTCTACCGAGCCCACCTCAACGTGTGGATCGCCTCGGCGTCGTCATGGCTCCCGATCGGCGTCTGGGACCAATGCGTCACCACGACAGCGATCCCGGCCGGCGGCGTCGTAGCAATCGACTCGTCACTCGACGAATCCCGATACTGCGGCGTTCGTGCCGTCAACGTCGACGGCATCATTCACGTTGTTACCGAGTTCGTCGTCGATTCGGCAGCGGCGATGTGGTCCGAAATCGACCGGCTGCTCGCCGATCGGTCCGTTCAGCTCGCCATCACGCCTGGCCTGTTCGCAGTGGCGAAACCCGAGGTCCAACGTCGAACGAACACGGTCGGCATGTCAGAGCAGTACACATACACGCCGATCGTCCGATCCCTGGTGCTCGAGGAGCGCCTGGTGCACGCCGACCAGCAAAACCTGGCCGAACACGTTGGCCGAGCCGTACTGATCCGCTCACAAAACTCGATGGCGTTGTCGTCCCAGAAATCGCCCGGTCCGATCGAACTCGCCAGATGCATGGTGTGGGCCGCTGGTCTGGCAGCGAAACACACCGCCAAAGTGCGCAAACCGATGTTCGCCGCATCATGAACACAACGCGCGTTGTAGGTGAAAGACTGACGCCGTATGGCGTTTCGCAAGAACAAGAAACCGGCGTTCAATAGCGCACCTGTCGAGCCAGCCGTACGCGCCGCAGCTGGTGGAGCCTCACAGATCGGCACGCTCTACGCCTACGCTGTCGGGGCCGGTGTAGAGCGTGCCTTAGGCGTTCCAACGATCAGCCGAGCTCGCGACCTGATCGCTTCGATGATCGGCTCGCTCGACCTCAAGCAGTACACGTTGCAGTGGACCGGCGAGGATTACGAAGAAATCCACATTCCCGGTGAATCGTGGTTCACCCGTCCCGATCCGAACGTGACGCGCAATTTCATCATGGCGAACACGTTTTCGGATTTATTTTTCTATGGCCGAGCTTTTTGGTACACAACCACTCGCTACGCGTCCGGTTTCCCGGCGTCGTTCACTTGGCTTCCAGCCGGCTCAGTGTCGACCAGCGATCAAGCCGGTCCGCAATGGTTCGGACCATCGAAACAAATCGAGTTTCTCGGCGCACCAGTCGACCACAACAACGTCGTGCAATTTCTCTCACCAATCAACGGTCTGCTCTATCAAGGCCAACGTGCCATCGACATCGCTATCCGGCTCGATACTGCGGCGAAGCGTTTTGCATCGAACGAAATCGCAGCCGGCTATCTTCAGCAGACCGACGGCGAACCCATGGGTGGCGACGAACTCGCAGAACTCGCAGCGGCCTGGTCGACAGCTCGAGCATCAAACGCGATCGGCGCACTCAACCAGTACGTCAAGTTCGTCGAGTTCGATTCGGACCCGTCCAAATTGCAGCTGCACGAAGGACGCGAACACGCTGCGCTCGAGCTGTCCCGAGTTGCAAACATTCCGCCGTATTTGCTCGGAATCCCAACCGGCGGCATGACCTATCAGAACGCCCAACAAGCCAGGCAGGATCTGTATTTGTTCGGAGCCAAACCGTTCATCTGCGCCATTCAAGAAACGCTGTCACTCGACAATGTCACCCCTCGAGGCCGTCACGTTAGGTTTGACATCGACGCCTATCTCACCGACTACAACCTCGAAGGTGACACCGAACCGATGACCGAGGAGCTGATTTCATGATCAGACTGACCGCACCCGTCAATGTCCACGCCGCAGAAGGCGAAAAGAAACGACGTTACCTGCGAGGCATCGCCGTGCCGTGGAATGTCGAAGCGACTGTCATGGACGGCACCACCGTCAAGTTCGCCAAAGACGCACTCCCAACCGAAGGCCCAGCACCCAAACTCATCGAATCGCACGACCTGGCGCAGATTCGCGGTTTGGTCACAGGTCGCACCTCGACCGATGAAGGCATGGAGTTCGAAGCCCAAATCGCAGCTACACGCGCAGGCGACGACGCCCTCGCACTGCTCGAGATGGGTGCCATTGACAGCGTCAGCGTCGGCGTCAACCCCACCGAATGGCACTACGACCAGTCAGGCACCATGGTCATCACTGCCGGCGACTGGATGGAACTGTCACTCGTAGCCGTCCCAGCGTTCTCCGGCGCACGCATCGCGGAAGTCGCAGCCACACAACCAACCACACCAGAAGTCCCTAAGGAGGACACACCAATGGCCGAGGCCACCAACACCGACGTCGAGGTCGAGGCCTCGGCTCCCACTGTTCCCACTGCTCCCATTTGGGCGACGGCAAAGAAAGACTTTCAAATGCCGTCCGCTGCCGAATACATCGCCAAAGTGTTGGCCGGCGGTTCCGAATGGGCCGAGTTCGATGCTCGACTGCGCGCAGCCGCTCCCGATGTGATCACCACCGACACGCCTGGCATTCTGCCCACGCCGATCGTGGAGCCGGTGTACAACAATTTCCGTCGCATGCGGCCACTCGTCGAAGGCATGGGTGTTCGAGCGATGCCTGGCGGCGGCAAAGTGTTCATCCGACCCGAAGTCACCACGCACACTTCGGTCGGTCAACAAGTCACCGAGAACACGACCATTACGCAAGGCACCTTCGTGGTTTCGTCGAATCAGGTCACCAAGCAGACATTTGGTGGTTACGTCACCATTTCCGAACAGGACCTCGATTGGACCGACCCGGCTGTCCTCTCGTTGGTGCTCGACGACATGGGCCGCATCTACGCCAACCAGACCGACGTTTACGCGTGCGCCCAGTTCGAAGCCGGCGTCACCCAGACTGCCACGCTGACTTCAGCAACCGATCCAGGCGACTGGGCAGCGTTCGTGTACGAAGCCGCCACGACGATTCTGACGAACTCGAACGGTCATCTGCCGAACGTGTTGATCATGAAACCGGCCTACTTCCAAGCTCTGGGCGCTCTCGAGGATCAAGACGGTCGGCCACTGTTCCCGACGGTCGGACCGATGAACGCATTCGGTTCCGTCAACGCTGCCAACACCGACGCCGTCGCTTTTGGTTTGCAAGTCATCGTCGACCGCAACCTTGTGGCGGTTGGCGACAACAACGTGTACGTCGGCAACTCTGACGGTTTCGAAATCTTCGAACAGATCAAAGGCGCAATTTCCGTAGACGTCCCGTCAACGCTGTCACGCACCATCGCGTTCCGCGGATATCTCGCGACGCTGATGATCGACGACACCAAGTTCGTCACTCGCGCCTGATCCCCGCACGGACGGTTCGCCCACCATCATGTCAATCGCAATCACCAACCTTGAGTGCACAGACGACGTTGTCACCCTCACCGTCGCGTCCGTCACAGGCTTGGTGGTGGGCGAAACCGTTCACATTTACGGCACCGGCTACAACAAGCTCGACGGCCACCACCAGCTGACCGCAGTCGGTGTCACCACCGTCGAATACACGGTCAACAATCAAGACGACATCACCTCGACCGCAGTCTCAGCGATTCTCGTCGAAGAGCCGACATGGATCGACGAAGACGACGTCGAAGTGTTCCTCGGCATCGCTGCGGCCACCGCCAACGACACCGCATTTCTTGCCGAATGCGTTCTAGCGGCCAACACGTTTGCGTTCCGCCGCCGCCACGAAGCTGGTTACAACGACAACCCGACTGTGGCGCCAAACGGCGCAGCAAAAATGGGGACGATTCTTTACGCTGCAAGCATCTATCGGGAACGCGGTTCGGTCGATTCGTTCCAGTCGTACGACGCAATGTCCATGCCACAACCTTCGCTCTCAATGGGGCGCGTGCTCCAGCTGCTCGGCGTAGGCCGGCCACAGGTGGCGTAATGGCAACGACCGCCGCCGGCATCTTTCGCGACTCGATCGCAGCCGTCTCGACCGTCATCACCGGCCTCGGCCTGGTGCCGGTTACCGATCCACGCAACGCACGACCGCTCACCGTGTTCCTCGAGCTGCCGACCTGGGACACGTTCACCAGTCGCATCGCCGACGTCACCATGCGGCTCCGAGTTCTCGGAGCGCCACCAGGCAACCAAGACGTCGCCAACTATCTACTGACGACGGCCTGGACGATCATGAACAGCTCGTTGGCAGTGGTGGCCGGCGCACCATCGGTAGCGATCATCGGCACCCAAGAGCTGCCGGCGTACGACCTGACCATCAGACTCGCATCAACCTACGAAGCCCCATAAGGAGCACTCATGGCAACGACCACCCAACTCACCAACCCGTCCGTCACGATCGGCGCAGTCGACCTGTCCGATCAGTGCACCAGCGCCACGCTGACCGTCGGCTACGACAGCCTCGAGACCACCGCTTTCGGCAGCACCGGCCGCAGCTTCACGAAAGGACTTCAAAGCGTCGAAGTGACACTCACCATGTTCCTCAGCTACGACACCGCCGAGGTCGAGGCGACGCTCGAAGACATCGTCGGTGACGGCACCACCACTCTCGTCATCTTGCCGGCCTCCGGCGCAGCGGCAGCGACGAACCCGGAA